TAATTAACGCCTCCTAGCCTGTACACAGATGATTGACTTGAGTCTGACCAAATACCTGATACAACTATATTGTTTGTAAAATTAAGAAGAGCTCCCGCGGCATAATTTTGTGTATTGTTTGGAAAAATAAAAACTCCAACAGCTGGATTAGTATCGACTACAGCCACTAAAGCGTTACCAATAGTAGTAGCTCCAGTTATTACTGAATTAACTTGAATACCTCTATTTGCAACATTTTGAGCAACTGAAAATTCGTTTGGAGCGTTTCCACCTGAAGGAGAAACCACTGGTATATTTATAAGAGAAGCGGGTGGGGTGTTAGCTGTAAAAGTTAACACGTTATTTGTAAAGCTAAAACCTGTTGTTATTGTTACACCATTAACTATCACTACAGGATTAGTTATTGATTGATTAGATGTTGTATTTGGAATAATATAACTAGTTGCTCCGGTGGATGCAATAGTAGTTGTTGTTGCAGTGGCTGCGTTTGTAGGTAAAGAGAAGAAAGGATTAGCCACTGCATTATATGCACTGGATCCTGTTGTTTTAAATATTGCTATTTTTTCATCAAGATTAAGCACTCTGTCTGCGTAATCTGTATCGGTTTGTGGAATACGTATTTGCTGGTTAAGATCTTCAAAATATTTTTCAAATATTTCTAATTGAACTTGTGTACCTATTTTATTAAACTCAACAGGTGTCATGTAACCTCTCTGTTCTTTATTCAGTATTAATAAAACGGTTTGATATACAGTATTTACGTTTATTGCCATTTTAATTTTTTATGTGATAATGATAGGGCCGTTTTTTAAGCGACCCACCACTATAATTATAGTCACATATTATTGTAACTTTTTCTCGATTGTTTTGTAAACTTCTACGCCTTCATCAGTTTTAAACCAAGAAGCCATTGCCGAGTATGGGTTTTCATCAAATGGGATAGTTAATAATTTTCTATCATTTGATCCCCAATGGAATGTTCTTTGATCTTGAGATAATTTAACGATGCTTTGTTCTACAGCTAGTATAGCTATATTTCTTAATCCAACGTTTTCATCACTTGCAAGCTCTAAAAATAATTGTGGGTTTTTCTTAGCCATAAGAAGTAAGTCTCTTTTTAATTCTTTTGAACTTAAATCTTTTACAGCACTTCCCATTTCAACTCTTAGTATAGCTTCAGCTTGATCAATTTCTATATTTTTAGCTAAAATTAAAGCCTCAATTTCCCATTCTATTTCAGCAAGTTCATCAACAGCAATTTCTTTAGGATCGTGTTCCGCAAAAAGAGAATCTTTTCTAGGGTGATGATCTAAAAACTTTTGCAAATTTTGTTGATTTAAGCCAACTGTTAAAACACCATTTTCAAACATAATGTGACCTAATGTACACTCGCCTTTTTGTTCATCAACAAATGGAGAGTTTTGATTAGTTGCGTAACGCAATTCTCTTTGCGTGTTAGTACTTTTATCAAACCATAATAACGGATATTGTGCGTTATGTTTTGATTGTAATGTATATGTTAAAGAGTTATTATTGTTTAATAAAAAATAAACTCTATCTTTAATCTCCCATTTAGGGGCTTGTATTTCTTTTGTTTTTGACATGATATGATATAATATAATTAATAAAAGTAATAATTACCCCCGTTAGTTCAACGAGGGTAACTACTACAGCATTCTTAGCTTGTGAACAACACGAAATTGTTAGCAGCTTGAGTTACAAGACATCTTTCTGAAAGGAAATTGACTTGCATTGCATCTAAAGTAGAAGTATAAGCACCTCCAACAGATCCAGTGATCCATTGTTTGTACCTTCTGTCATCAGCTTCAGAAGCTCTGTATCTAACGTGAAGGAATGGTCTTCTTATGTTTGAACCAAGTTGTTGGTCATAAACAGTTGAAGTTCCAGCAGGTATTAATACACCATCTACGCTATTTACTTGAACACCACCTCTTGTAGAAGCATCATTTAAGTATTTCCAGCTAGTTTTATAGAAGTCATAAGAACCTCTTCTAAATCCTGAGAAACCAAGATTTAAAGCCATGTCCTCAGAGTTTTCAAATAAACCGTAAGCTGTACCTCCAGATTGTCCAGCAGAAATTTGACTTAACATATCGTCAAAACCTAAATCAGTAGATCTATTTAAGAAAAGCATGTTTTCTTCGATAGCTCCTTGAGTGTCAAGGTTTTTAAGAATTTGGTCAAAATCACTTATTCCAGTAGCAGCATTGAATCCTTGCATTACATTTCCTCTTGTAGTGATCGCTTGGAATAAACCTTGAGATCCGTGAGCAGCAGTAGCAGCACCAAATCCAGTACCACCTATTAATCCAGCAGCAGCTAAGGCAGAGAACTGACCAGTTGCAGCGGGAGCAGCAATTTCACCTTCAATCATTGCCATCTCTAAGTAGTCATCAAAACGTAATCTTGTTTCAGACTCAGACTTTAGATACCATAAGTATCCTGATGTACCATCTTCAGTAGCAACTTCAACCCATCCAATTTGTGCAGTGTCAGAACCAGAGATTTGGTATCTGTCTTTTATAATAATTGGTTGGTTATTGAATTGAGTAAACTGTGGTTGAGCAGCAGCTACAGATCCAAAAGTACCTTTAGCATATATAGAACCATACACAAACATTTTAAGGTTTGCAGCAACTCCTAATGTACCTAAACCAGCACCAGTAAATGTAGCAACACTAACTGTGGTTAAAAGACCCGCACCAGCAGCTGGAGCAGCAACAACTATTGCTTTTATAGTAACACCAGAAACAGTGTTCATTATAACAACTGTGTCGTTTACATTAACAACACCAATAACTTGTATTGGAGCAGTTTGAGGTGCAACTACAGGAGATGCATTAGCAGTTGTAGGAACTGAGATCGTTGAAATTGCTCCAAGACCACCAGCAGCTAAAACTGAACATCCAGTGTAAGAAATATGTAATCTATTTTGTTCCGACCAAATTACTTGATCAGATGTCATTGGCATTTCAGCGCCAACCATACGTAAGAAACCAGATAAAGTTCTGTTTCCATATCTTTCTACTTCAGCTTCATAAACTTCAGGTAGATACTGTTGAGCAAAGTCATTTGCTCCTCCAGTAAAGTTAAGATAGTTTGAGTTCAACAACTGTTGTTGTTGCGACGGCACTATCGAGCCGAATACAGGTGATAATTGTCCCATGTTTTAATTTTTGTTTTTAGTTAAAATGATTTTTTAATCTTTAGTTTTGAAGAATCAAGACCACTAACTGATTTTATCGTATATCCTCCAACTTTAATATCACTAGGAGCAGCGCTTCTAGGTTCTGACATTGATACATTATTGGATTTAGCACTAATTTCTCTTACAGCATCGGATTTTCCTTGCTCGTAAAAGTGTTGTGCAATAGAATCTGCATTATCAGCAGCGTATATAGCTTTGTGATAACCTTGAACATCTTTAACTTCACCTGTATTATTTAAGAACTTCTTAATGGTATTAGAAATATTCAATTGTTTATCTACAACATCATTAACATTTTTAACCCCGTATCTAAATTTCTTTTCACCAACTTTGAAATCAAAACCTTTGAATTCATTAGTGAAGTAATCTTTAGTTTGAGACTGAAAGTCTTCATGTTGTTGTTTTGCTACGCCTTGTTCTTCGTTGTAGCGGTTGAAAAAGTCAGTGGCTTTTTGTTGCTCTTGAGTAGTACCAGGTCTCAACTTGATCTCTTGGTAGTAATTACTTTTTAGAGTTTCTAAATGCTGCTTAGCTTTTGCAACTTCTTCTTTATAAGCGAGTTTCGCTTTTCTAACGTCTCGCTCTTCATCAACCTCTTCATCAAAAGCAAAGTTATCTTCAATCATGAAGTTAATTTCCTCTGAATTTAAGTGTGATTTAGTATTTTTGTAATACTCTCTTAAAAGAGTATCATTATCTACATTAGAATAATCAGCATTTAACCTGACATAATCTTCTAATGTACCTCCTGTTTCTCTCATAAATTCCACCAGTTTTTCAACATTTTCTGGTAAATCCATATTAGGAGCAACGAATTCGTTTTCTTTACTTATAGGAGTTTCCATTTTCTCTCCTATTTCAACGACTTCTTCTTCTTTCTTTTCTTCTACAGGCTCTTCAATTATTTCTTCAATAATTGGTTTTTCATCTGTAATTTCTTTTGGTTGTTTTTCTACCTCTGCAATAGGTGTTTTTTCCTCTGGACTTTTTGTTTCTGCCACTGGAATAATAACCTTTTCTTCTTTAGGTTTAGATAAATCTACTTTTATAGGTTTATCGCTTTTACTTAATTGCTTTGGTTTCAAGACTTTAGCTTTAACTTTAAAGTCTCCTTCTTGTTTTGTAGTTTCTGACATAATAAAATAATATAAAATTAATAAAAATTGTTATTGCATTGGCTGCATAGGCTGTGGTTCTACACCAAACATTTCAGGATTTGAACTGTTACTTTCTCCTTCTGTTTCAAAATTTGTAGGTAATAAATCGTTTTGTCTTTGATTAATCATCGACGACTGTTGGGAAGCCTGTATTCTTGTTCGCTTATCTTTACGGTCTTCAATATCAGCTTCTTTTTGATTGATTCTAGAGTTTTCCATTTGAGCTAATTGTAAGTCATATTGGAATTGTTCAGCCATCAATTGTTTCTTGATTTCAGCCTCTGTCTGCATTCTTTGAATTTCAAATTGAGATTTAGCTTGTTCAATTTGAACTTTTTCTTGAGTAATAGCTTGTTGCTTTTCAACTTCATTCATAGCTGCTTGCTCTGCTGTTTTAGCATTTGCTTGGGCCTGAGCCTGAATTAATTGTTGTTTTCTAGCTTGCTCTTCTTCTTGTTTTTTCTTTCTTTTTAGTTTAAGTAATTGATTTGCTAGTTTAAGATTTTTAACTTGACGTATGTCAATAGCATCTTCTAAATCAATGCCTTGTTGCTGTAAAGCCATTTGAATATTTTGTTCTAATTGGGCTTGAGCTTCTTCATCTGGTTCTAATTCTAAATAAATACCAAAATCATGAAGATTTAGTTTTGATATTTCATTAAGTGTTTCTACATTATAAACTGATATACTTTCTTTTAAAGCATTAGCTGTTAAAGGATAGTTTAAAGAATCAGCAACTCTCAACGCAATGTTTTCACAAGTTCTAAGAGTTAAATATAAACTTGCATCTAGTATATGTCTTGTGGCGACGTTTGAAGCATTTACAGCCATTTTTTGTAATCCAACTAAAGCATCTCTTTCTGGCATACTACCATCTCTTGCTTCGTTAAGACCAGTTACATCTCTTATCATCTGTAGATAGTACTGATATACGTTGACTAGTGATTGTATTTTACCATTAGCACTTGATGATTGTAATTCTTGAATAGGTACCTTACCTCTATTAGGATCACCATCTTGAGTTAAAGATCTCCCAACTATAGAACCAGTTTGGAAATACATGTTCAACGCTTCCTGCGGATTATAGTTTGTTCCGTTTCCTAAATCAACTTCAGCCAAACCATCAACATCTACAAATACACCATCTGGAACCATCCTTGCAATTACCTGTTGTAATTTTAACGATGTTATCTGTATCATATCCGCATAAGATGTCATTCTTCCAACTAAAGACTCTATTCTACCTTCATACATATGTGGAGCACATATACTATAATTCATATAAACTTTAGTTGTATCAGCTGTTGGTCTTGTCATATTTTCCGCAAGCTTCCATTCTAACATTTCTGGTAAACCCATTATTTTAGCTCCACTAAACAATACCTCAATACTTCTTGAAACTCTATCAAAATTGTCACTAGGCGGTGGTGCAAAGAAATCAGGTTTTTCTAAAGCTTTTTCTAACCCTTGATCAGTCATTTTTATTTTAAATACCTGATCTACATAGGTTTTATATTCAAAATAAAGTACTTGAACTAAATCATTATTACTAGTTGGCCCTCTCATATATCCTTGACGACCAGGATATTTAGCTATTTTAGCTAAGTCTTCATCTGTTAAATGAGGATATTGTTTTTTTAACTCAGCTAAAGTTATAACTTTTATTTCTCCAGCGTAATAAATATCTTCAAAATTAGGGTCTTTAGTATAGGAATAAACTAAATCAGCAGGATCAACATAATCTACAACAACTCCATTAGCTCTGTTAAAGTGAGTTTTTACAGCACCAATACCTAAAACGGTCAAGTCATTGTTTAATCTTTTTTTAGTTAAATTGTATTTGTTTTTAGCTAAAACATTATCTATAACTTCTTCTTCAGCAATTTCTATACTTTGTTTATAGCTTAATTGCATGTGTAATTCTAATTCTTCTTTAGTTTTAGGTAATTCATTAGCTGCAAGATTTGAACTAGAAAAGTTTTTTCCAGTAGTTTCGTTTGCTTGAGCTATTAGTCCCTGAGCATACATATCTCTAGCTATATTAGTTGCATAATTAGTTCTAAGCTTTTGAGATTCAGGATCTTGAGCGTACGCTTTTATGTCATATTTTTTTTCGTTCATTCCATTAACAACTATATCTACAAACTTAGGTATAATTGGAACTGGTTTCCAGTCTAAATTTAAATAAGACAAATCACCATTAATAGACAATTCATCTTTATATTTTTGTATAGGTTGTTCACCTCTTGAATACAGTCTTAATTTTTCAAAATTAGCATAACCACTTTGCCACCTGTTACTATTTGCTCTACCTCCTCTAAACCATTCATATTCAATAGCTTGCCCTACTTGCAACCCATACTCTATACTTCTCTTTTCCGCCTCAGGTACCACCTGACTAGGGAAGACACTATTACTGCTAGTATTGATCATTCTGTTTAATTATTTTTGAATTCGAACCTTTGTTATTATAAGTAGAGAAATTTAAGTTTAATTTTTCTCTTACAACCTCAGCCACTGGTCTATATTTATTTTTATTGCACGCCATTATTGCTAATCCCGAACTAATCGAGGCATCATGTTTTGTTCTGTTGTTTATATCAAACGCCGCCCAATCTTCTAATGTCCTTTGAAGATACATTGTTCCATACTGTTCGTTATTGTAACCTACAAAACTTTCAATATAAGATTCTATTGCAGCTGCATGAGCTTGTTTAACATCTTCACTAGAATTAGGTATTCCACCTATTTCTTTCTCTGTAACAGATAATTTATGCATTGTTTTATCTGGTCTATTTATAGAATATTGTCTGTAACCTCTTCGTTTAAGATAATATAATAATCTAGGTTTGTTATTCTCTGCAAGTATAGGCATACCATAAAAATGTAATGCCATTAAAACATCTTCAAAAAATATTTCAGCAGTTGAAGGTCTAGCTATATATTCTAAGAAAAATAGATTAGATGGACATTTGTCCATTGTAAACTTAGTTAAACCGTGAAGTGATCCTTTAGAACCTCTTCCGTCAACCGTACCTGATATATCATAACTATCACATCCGAAAGCTCCCATGTGTTCATTAGCAGGATGCTTTTGACCATTTTTAGTTATGTATCTATTTTGCTGTTCAGGACTTGGTACCCATGAGATTATAAATCTCCCGTTCTTGTTTGGTGAAAAAATAACTCTAGTATCTTTAATCCCATCTTCCCATTGAAAATTACCCTGAGTTAATACTCCTGAGTGTTTTAAATCTTCATTATAATCTATTTGTTCGTAAATCTTAGTTAGATTAAATAAAGATTGTTTTGTTTCATCTCTGAAAGCGTGTTTCTCTGTACGTGGAAATTGTCGATAAAGTTCATTAAGTCCATCAGGGTCTTCCTTAAGGCCATCTACCTCATTCTCCCAATGCTCAATGACACCGATTTCAATCTCTTGTTCATCGATTCCCTTAACTGGGGATTTCGGAGTGTCAAAGACAGGGTATCCATAAGTATCGATGTAACCTTCGTAGTTCCATTCCATAGGTATGAACAAGCTATATAATCCTGAGCTAGTCTGTCCATTGCGGTTTCTTTTTGTGACGTTTGAGCTATCATATAGTTTTTTATAGTTTCTACCTCCTTTATCTAAAGCATTTGATGTTGATCCCATCATACACTTACCAATTATTCTACTACCTAATCTTAAT